GGTCACATCCTCTAGAAATTACTCACAACCTGCATTGCATAATCAGTTGTTCAATTCTATTTCTAATTATAGGATTGTCCTGATTAATGAATTCACGTAAAACTCTTGGGTCAGATCTTAAAAGATTAAATGCTTGTTGCTTAGTAATGCCGTAATTATCGTTCAAATTTTTAAGTGTTTTAAAATCAATTATAGCGGATATTACTGGAGAATCTGTAACTAAGTCAGCGAATTTTTGTACATCAAATGGTATTTCCTCAAATGTATCCACTTTATAAGCAAAAAATTTTCCATCAATTCCAGCTTCAAACACATCATCGTTGTTTATAACACGGTAAGCCCTATTTGGTATGAATTTTTCCGATGCTTCAGTAACAATGTCAGGTATTGTGTTTGGTGATATTTGAGTCGATTTATCTATCTTAGTCTTCAAAACAGCCGCTGATATATCATCAAAATTCATACCCTCAGTTTGTGTTGCCATTTCCTTTAGTCTCAATCTTCTACTGATAGTTGACGTTTGTGTCGAAACTGAACTTACTGATGACGATATATCAGTTATTTGTGTTGATACATCCGTCCATGCTGATGCTGAAGATCCAATCGAACGTATAGATGAACCTCTTGATATTGATGATGCTGCGTCTGATAAAGAATCTGTCAGTGTTGAAACTGAATTCGCTAATCCTGACTTTTTGAATTTTTTCATAACATTAGTAGCCATTGATTTTGCAGCATCAATAGTACTTTTAATGCCAGAAAACATTGAGAACATATCTAATGGTAGAAGCGCTAAATCGATTAACTGCGACATTGCAATTTCTTGAGACAAAGCGTTAAACTCTTCTCTTAGTTCTCCTAACTGCCTTTCTAAATCTTGTCGTACAGTAACTGAGTTTGCTATAGGAGTCTGATAGTCATCATTTGATGGCACTAATGATATAAGTGAAAATCGTCCAGCAATTTCATAATATTCTTTACCATTATTTGGATCTGCAGCAGGCAGACCATACAATCTATCTAATCTAGTTCTAGTCAGTTTAAAGTGTGGTTCTTCGACAGCTAGTCTAAATCTAAATCTTAATGAATTTAATGATACGAAATCTGTAAATTGAGTAGATAGTGTTACACCAGCTGAATGTAAAGAAACTGCTCCCCCAGTTAAAACAGGCCATTGTCCAACTGGTAGACTAAAATTATAGCTGCCTCCAGTACACATAACTGAATTCAAGTTTGCTGCTAACGATCGGACATACACCACGTTACGAAATGCTTGTGAATCATCCCAGTAATCGATATAGACGTATGAATTCTCTTTAATTACTTCAAATTTAGATACAACAAAATCAGTTGGTAAATATCCTCCATTAAAACTGAAGTCATTAACGCCATTCACTGAACAAGTAGTATGTGCGGTAACTTCTTCACCATCACGAGTATATGTGTATTGATAATTCGCTGGCTTAAATGATATTTCTGACCACTTATATCCCAGCCCTCCTGATTTTATAATTGTATTTGCAAATTTAAATCTAATAGTTATATCTCTATTATATTGCATTTCTTTCCACAATGATGTCTTGGATATCACAATATCTTCATTAGCTTGAGCTCTATAGTGTATTACATCTCTAGCAGTCAACGATAATGGTACAACATTTCTAGTATTTTGTATTGGTGGTAATCCATTATTAATGTATTCCGTACATTTAGACTCTTCAGATCTAGGAATTATATAAAAGTCACAAAAAGCAGTCATATTAACAGAATCATAATTCGTTGTTGAATAATGTGCTGTCCTAGCGTTAGGTGTCTGTCCTTCATATGTATATAATTTTTCATTATGCTTCATAACTGCATATAATTTCGGACTGGATAGTAATGGTCCATATTGTCCTATACTTCCATTTGCAGTTGTTTTTACGACATCAATAAATTTCCACTGGTCTTGTGAAGTATTGGATACCGTTAATTGTTCTTGAATACCAAATATAGTGTAAGTTCTATTTTCAGACTGAACATTTGGCTCGATTAAAATTGTGGCTAACCATCTATCTGTATTATTTGTACCTTCAACAATTACGCCAGGTGTCGTTGGAGCCAGTAACATCCAATAATCGACTGGTGGATTGAATGTCGTTGGTTGATAAGGCCCATCCAGCAATGGTTCAACTGTCGTAGAATCATTAATTTCTCCAGGTCCCCAGTTAACTGGAGCATAACCTGTTTGCGCAAATGGTCCAGGATTAATTGTGACATTTTGTGATTTAGTTGATCCAATCTCTTGTATCTCATCGGATAAATCTACTGTATAAGAATTCGTGAGCAATTGTCTATAAATGAGCGAAGCCATTTTATAGCC